TCGATTGCTAAACCCCAACGTAGTCTGGCCAAAGGAATGGTGATCGGTACACGCACCATCTCGCCGTTTCTTGATGTTTTCGTCAGATTCAGTTGGACACGATTGAACTCTGGCGGAACGCTGATTTGCCATACACCTGCAGTCTGGATAAGTTCCACTCCCTCGAATCCTGCCTGGACCTCACAACCGGTTCCATCCTGTAAACGCAAACTAAAAACGGATGGTTTGGGATTCTGTTCCAATTCGGTTAACTTTAAAGAGTGACCAATTACAAATATTTTTGGCCAAACCCGGATTCGAAATATCTTGCTCAGACCGCGTGGTCCGCTTGCGCGGATCTCATAGATGCCCGCTGCATTTTCTCCTAGAATGCACTCAAGTGGGAAAATCCCTCGGTCGTCTTGGATTTCTATTTGATCGATAAAATCACTGAGTCGAATATTCGTGTCTATTTGCGGATCCGTTTCCCATAATGAGTGTATACGTACATTCCAGGTAGATAAACGAACTTTTTGATCTTTACTGATGCCAACGGTACACTTAAATTAGGTAATTCAGCAGTGTAAAGAGGATCATCCTGATCCTGGAATTGGAACAAATGGCCACCCGTCAGCTCCGGTTGGGCAATAACACCCTGTATCGGGATGACATCTCCCAATGGCTGGCCATTACGTGCCAGCATCAAAGACCAGGCTTGACTCAAGTCAAGGTAATCAATCTTCCAATCTTTCCATGCACCCACCAATGGTATCAATTCCTCAATTTGCCGGCTTTCGCCATCGAATATCATCTCGCTATCCGCCGGTGTAAGTAAATAGAGAGCTTCGGCTGGCAGCTGTCGTATGGGGTTGATCTGATTACCCTGTTCATTGAATGCTACAATTGGTATTTTAACCACGGGTGGAATGATGAAAGCTTCCAACGACGCAGCTCTTTTCTTCATCGGTTTCAGCTTGAATGGCATTTAAGGAAACCTCAATACACTCCAGCGCTTCTGGAATGGGACAGGTAATCTTCCTTTATAACCATACTTTGTCGACTTCGACTCACTCGGCAAGGTCGCTCCTGGTAATTTTCAAATTTGGATAGGTTATTCGCCAAAATAAACGGTTGGTTGATAATTCAAGCGTGACTTCTTGCTGAGGAAGTTTCAGAATAACAGCTGTGTCTTCTGAATAAGCGCTACTTGCAGGTATGGCTTGCTCCAATGTTGCTTGCTGTCCTCACGACGCTCCCACCACTCTGTGAATCCACTAACGATGTACTCCGCAGGTCGACTTCATCCGTACTGAGAATGGCGCCATAATTGTTCAATGCATGCCGCGCCAACTTACAGCTCTCTGAAAAGAATTCCACTCCCAGGTCACCGCTGTTATTTAAAAAATCCAATACCGGTGAATCAACGAAATAGGAATGTTTAAGCAAGTATTTCAACGTTTGCTTGATCGGCGCTTCCTTAAGAGCCGGTCGTTCAACCGCTGGCAGCACCATTCTTTCAAAATAATCCGGTAGGGAATGAGAGGGAATACCCCCCTGAAAGCGGATCGAGGTGACGTATGGGTTAGGATCATCTTCAAAATCGAAAACCTTGAGTCCGTGTTTTTTAGCAAGAGATATAAAAATTTTATGCCAGCGCTGGTTGTAAAGGTATTGTTTGTTTACACCAAGCGTATCCGCAAACGCCTGCCAGTAATTTTGTTCGGTATTGTAGCTAGCAAAGCTAGCCATGAACGTCAGCATTGTAAGCGGAAATTTCTGCGTGAGAATATCAGTGGCGTTGCCCAGCCTATTTTTTTGGATCAGCGCCTTTACCTCACTGCTCATGTCGTCCAAATCGCTTGTTGAAATCGGTATTTCTCCGATAAATCCCATTGATGGTTGAAATATGGTGCCAGCCTTTTTTCCCACTGTTCTAAAGTATTCATTTTGCCCCTTACCGATAATTTATATTAACCGTTCTTGTTTGATCTCTGCAGGCGCGCAGTTCAACGCGTTATCATAATGCAACTTTAGCTTGGTATCCTCCTGCAAAGCTTGCTCAGGCAGGCGTTCCGCCACCGTTTGCGTCCCTTTGCTGCAAACTAGATATAGTTATGCACTCTCTACCTCACGTAACCAAAGAAGTTGGGCAGCCACATAATTAGGTAACAGATTGCTGCAAATTATAAATAATGAATGTTCAACTTGGAATTTTTTATTGATTGGATTTTCAATATAGACGTAAGTCATAACACCCCTTCTTTACTACCTCATTCAATAATATTAGTATATTACAAGCACACTTGTCATAGTCTATTGAATAGACTCGAAATCATAATTAGACAGAATTATTAAGATTCTCCAACAGTATCTCTGAAAACTGTATAATTATGTTGAAAGTTAGAATAATAATGATGAATGTTTTTTCGAGCGTGTCTGGGGGTATATTGGATTTTTGACCCACTCGCGAAATTGGGTCATGCTACCGCCATATCTGGCGGTACGCGAAAGGTCCGGGGCGACCTGTTGCATATAAAAAGGCTGGATTTGCTAGAGCGTATAAGGTAAAATGACATCAATGAATTGCTCGCGGAGGCAAAGCAAACGTTTTTATGGCCTGCTATCCCTCACCTATATGGGTAGAGGCAAGCGGAACCCCAAAATTTTACAGGAAAAAACGGATCAATACCTTTATAGGAATTGACACTTGCAACGTTTAGCTGATTCTTTCCGATAACGAGATCCTTGGAAGAAACTTTAAGTGTAAAGTGGATCAATATCTTCTTAGGAACTGACACTTGCATGTCACTTCTGTTGTTAGCTCTGTATACTCTTGCATAAAAAAATGTCGAGAGTGCGCCCGAAACAATGGCAGTAGTCCTCTTTGTGAAAATGCGTGAAGCCATTTCACTTCGAGGGTCTTCGTCCTTTCCTCTTGGAAAGGATTCCGAGTAGCCACCTTGTTCGAGCATCTCCGCGCCTCATTCTTATGAGGCGCTACGAAGTCAATATGCTCGTGTTCTGTTCAATTTGGGATTATTTGCTATCTTAAATAAAAATATGGCGAGAGTGAGATTTGAACTCACGACCAAGGCTTATGAGTCCCTGCTCTACCACTGAGCTACCTCGCCAAATCAGCCTGACAATATTACTATAGCCAAAATTATCTGTCAAACCCAAGATGTGGTATTTGTGCGACTTATCAAGTCATATATGCTGGTTATAGCCGATGAGAGCAGAAACAGAGATCAATCAAAAAAGTTTCGTAGTGCAAGGGATTATAGATTGGTGCGAGGTTTCATTTGGATCGCAAAGCCCAGCAGATGTCTCCCGGAACAATCAAATTTTACTCGGTCAAGCTAAAGGGATTTATGACCTGGTGCAATCAGCAGAATGTCACCGAGATAGAATCCATCACGCCAGAAATGATGAGAAAATTTATCGTCCATTATTCAGAAAATCACACAAAGGGCGGAGTTGCTGCGTATATTCGTGCGCTGAAGGCATTCTTTTCCTGGTACGAGGACGAGACAGACAATCTATCGCCAATGAGAAAATAAAAATGATCGATCATAAAAATCCACCATTAGATCCCGTATCGATAGAAGACGTGAAAAAATTGATCAGCGTCAGCGATACAAGAGACAAGGCGATCTTCCTGACATTACTCGACACTGGTTTGCGCGCCGCAGAATTGTTGGCGTTGAATGTTGAGGATGTCAATCTGATCACCGGCTGTATCCTCGTAGAGCATGGCAAGGGTGATAAGGTCCGAACGGTTTATATCGGCCGGCAGACGCGTAAGGCACTGAGGAAATATATCGATCACACAGGACCTCTATTTTTGACAGATGAAGGCGAAAGACTTACCTACTGGGGGCTTAGGCAGATTGTCAGACGCCGATCCGAACAAGCCAAAATCGAGTCTCCGCAGATACATTCATTTCGCCGGCTGTTTGCCCTGACGATGTTGCGATCCGGAGTAGATGTCTATAATCTCTCTATGCTTATGGGACATTCCGATACGCAGGTGCTGCAGCGATACCTAAAATTGACTGAAGCAGATAATCGACAAGCACACATGCTTGGCTCACCTGTTGATCACGCACTTGGAAAATAAAAAGCCCGCTGGTTAGGCGAGGATTGAATGGAGCTAATTTACTGGTATACGCCAACCATTCTGGACTTTTTTGCCTTCTGGCCACAATTCTGACGCAGCATTGATCGCTATATCCTTTGTATCATAGGCAATTCCGTCTTGCATTTCGTTGCCCATGTCGTCTGTCAAAGTATAGCCACCCCCGAATGCAGGGGGGCATAAACGGTTTATATTTCTTTTCTGGCGTCCAAAAATGCCTGATCTTAATGCGCATTTTGCATATCCTGCTGGATCAACCCTCTGATGTACTCGCTGGCGTTTGGTTTGCTTTTCAGCCATTCCAACATGTCGTCTGGCAACCATATCGAGGTCTGGTCATGGTTTTATCGTACTTGGGCGGTCGTCCGGCCGCCGCCTCCTCGACAACTGTATCAAACGCTTGCTCATACTCAACCGCATGTTCTGGCAGATTTTCATATAATTCCATCGCTTCCTCGCGGGATAGCGGCTCCAACGTATCGCGCTCTCCTGCCACTGGGTGAGATCGACGCGGAAAAATGCTCCGCTCGCGTGCGATATAGAAAGGTGTTGCGGCCGTGGCGCTCAAAATTTGAGCCATCCAGTACTCATCACCGGCGATCAGGGTCGCTGTCTTGACGCTGTACCGCCTACCTCCTCCACTCTCGACATATTATCATCTGCGTGCATACTATCCTCCATATCTGACCTGTCTCATCGGTGCCAGTGGTCAGTCCTGGCAGACGCCCTCACGGGCGTTTCGACTATCCATCATTAATTATCGCTATCGGGACTGTCCATATCTGCCATGAGCTTGCGATGGGCTATCTGCTCGGGCGAGTTATACCAGGCATTGTATTCCGCCGCGTGTTTGGCGCTTGCCGATTCCATCGCAATCTGCTCATCTGATTTAGGATTTTCTGCCTCTAAATCATCGAGAGCAGCCGCCACAGGTTATAAGTATCTTGCAGCAAGTACGCGCGGCCAATTTGTGCAACAGCGCCCTTGCGCCGTGCATCGGCGGAGATGTCGGTATCAATATGATAGCGCCGTCAAAATATTTCCCTGATTTGTCATAGAAATTGATTTCAGTGTAATCTACGATTTCTCTTCAGACACGATCTTGATGCCGTCAAGATTCGCTGTGTGGTCCCGTACTTCGCGCACTCTCGTAATTACTATCTTGCCATTGGTTGTTGTGATTGTCTTGGTGGTCATCTCATCTCTCCTCATCCTGTTATAAGCATATTATATACGGTATATGTATTTGTCAACGGGGGAATTATTACAGTTCTGTAACACAAAAAGCCCTGCTAAAAGCAGGCTTTTTATTGTTTGATTGGCTGTTAACTCGCCGCAGCAGTGTCAGTGCTGGTATCTCACTAACAGTTTTGGCTTCAGCAGTAACAGATTCAGCGGTTTTTGTCTCAGTAGCGGATGAACTGGTAACCTCCGTAGAGGGCAAAATGTTTTTTGCAACCAGCATCGCTCGGGCTTCATCGCTGGTAATCAATCCAGCGCTCATCATGGTCACGACTGCCTGTACATAGGCATTTATCGATACGGCACCGGAAATAGTCGTGCTATCGCCCGAATCATCGCCATCGCCTGAATCATCACTCCCGTCCGAATCGTCATCTGAGCTGGTCTCATAGCTATCGGCGCATGTAAAACCATCCGTATCCTGGGTGAAATAACCATTTTTCCATTCCCAAAAATACAGCTTTTTGCTGTAGTCAGGCAGCACCGGGGCTGTAATCAGATCGGTTTTAAACTTTGAAATACAGAGATCGGCATCCGAAGTCAAATTCTGGGCGACTGTGATAATGTTTTCGCCCTCGCAAATTGCATCCCACTTTTCCGGCGTGATGTAAATAACAGGTCGGACATTGGAGCACTGCTTGAGAAAATTCGATACCAGGTGGTGATCCAACTGATTTCATTAAGATTTACGGCATTCAGGACACACCACTTCAGTGTTCCGTGCTCATCACCGAAACCGCCGGCGGTAAAGTTCCGCAGTCCTGCGCCATGATCGAGCTATGGGCATAAGCATCGTTGGTACTGGTTGGATTTGGATTCTGGTATAAGCCTACCAATAGACCTCGCGTGGTTTTGACATAGTCCTCGATATAGGTGTCAGCAGCGACCAACGCGTGATCGCAGCCAGGCGATTTCCATGCCCGCGGAAGCGGGATCTAAACTAGGAAATTTGTGCGGATAATAACCATTCAATTGCGACATTTATACTCCTTTTTATTTTTATTTAAAAATTACCGTCAGAACGGCGGCGACAATCGCCAAATATAAACCAATGCCAACCTCCTTGATGGTGGATTGCAGGCCGGTAATTTGCGCTTCAAGGTTGGTCAGTTTGGTATCTACGGCCGTAAATGAGTTCGATAGGCCATCGCGGCCGTCCACCCGAACAGCGCCACTCTATGACGTTCTAATTCCACATCGTAGTTTTTTTCATGATCGTTCAAGTGATCCAGTAAAGCTTCATTTACTTCTGTTGCTGTAATTCGCTTCGGTGTAGTCATAACCATTCATCGATGCCTTTCTTTAGTCGCCCGTTCTTCTTTGATGATGCACGTGTGGTAAAAACAATAATACGAGCCGGTTTTACCGGTTATCACAAACTGCAGTGTGTGCCGGCCATTGTAAGATATGGTTTTATCGGTCAACGTGTTATAGAGATTGCGCTTGAGCCCTTGTAATCAAACGCGGTATCGATAGTTGTACCATCAAGGATCATATCGGCCTTGCCATTTGCGCTAGCGCCATAATATAAAACCTCGATTGTATAAGTGCCTTTCTCAGCCATAAATGTATAGGTATAGGTATCATTGAGTGCGGCATTCGCCTGAGTTATGGTGAACCACGACAGGTATCTTTGGCCGGTAGCCGCGCCGCGGGTTAATATTCGAGTTGGAGGTTATGCACTCATCGGCCAGAGCGTGAGAGCGCGGGGATAAAGACGTTGGTACAATCAACGCCGTATTTGCCAACTGTAAGTCTATCGAATGTATTACAGCTGTGAAAAGACAAATATTCGGCAGAATTCGTACTATCTATCGTGCCATTGCTGGCCATATCGATTACAAATTCGGCGCTTAATGCTCCGTGGGAGGTATTAAAAACTTTTCAAAATGCTGGACAGGTTTCCAGAACCAGATCCGATTGTGTCCGTTCTCAATAAATTTCCCCCACTGGTAGCATCGTACCATTTTATATATATATCTACACTAGTTATGATACAAGTTGCGACATATTGCCGATCTGCTATTAGAGACGTGACGGATATTCTATCGGATGTTAGGATCCTTCGCTAGATACGCCAGAATTTCCGTTGAATACAAGGGTATTGCCGTGATAGAAATAGAATCTTCTGATATTTCGAAAGTTCCGTTAGTCTCTACTGTTTTTGTCCAACCAGTGAAGTCATTTAGAAAATCATTATTAGTAAGTAATTCATCGCTTGCCGATCTTCGTATACAATACTGGCGGGTGGAAAGGCTGATTCATCTACATCCACGTCGGCCGATGTGGCAGGGATTAGCCCAAATCTCATTTTTGACGTTGAACCCAGGCCACCTTTCTGCGTAATTGCAGAATCCAATACCCGATAGAAGGATTCCATATACATCAACGATGGCTTTGTTGTTCAAAAATACAAACTTACCGGTCGTGGAATTTGCTCCCCACATCAAAATGCCGTTAGACATACCTCCGATGTGGTAGGTATTGCCGTTGATAGTAAAACCGCTCAGGGAGATAAAAATCCCAGTATAGCTTCCATCATCAGGATAGCCTGAATCGCAAACAAAAATTTCACCTGCACGAATTTCGCCAAGATCGTTCGAAATGAACGATAATGCCGAAGCCGATATGGTCTTTTCCTCAAGTTTATCAAGTCGTTTCAGGACATCATTCAGGATTCAACGACATTCCCATCTACGGCATTTGTGCTCATTCACGTACCTCATCTGTGACAAGCCCAATGGTATTCTTTTCATCATCAAAATTATTCATTTGGAGAATTCTTATTTTTGCTTCCGTACCAAGACTGTCTCCAGTAAATCCGACGCTATAAAATTCTGCATTGATCGTATTCCAAGCCGGCACATTTTATAATTACTGCGATTGTCTATAATATTGATTGATGGAGTAAATCGCGGATCTTTATAGTAAGTCAGCTTTTGGTCTGCTATGCTTTCGAGTGTATCCCGCGTCGTTGCGTCAGTCGATTCACATGTATATCTGATCCCATATTTTCCGATGGATTCTTCATCTGTGCGGATTGTATCGATTTGTTCAGACGTAGTAGAGCTTGTCCAAAACACCGCACGCGGTTCCCATATCTCCTTGTTCGCGTAATATGGTAGATTGGCTTCCATATCCATGTCTTCATAAATCGTGTAGTTTATTTCTGATCCGCGCTTCTTGTACAGTTGGCCAAAAATAAAGTTTCCCATTTGCGTCTATGGCTGGTTCGAAGCCCCAATCCATCCCGCTCTCGTCGGAAAGGTCGCAGAAGGTATCAAAGAGATTTCCGTAGTTGTAACTCTTGCTTACTGATTCGCCACCACCATATATCTCTCCAAGCGTATCAGTTCAAACCCACGAACGTCTGAAATCTTCTCGAATAATTTCTGAAAAATAGCGCCGTATGTTCCGTCTATGCTGCATTTTTGGTGCGTGTTTCTAAATTTCATCATGCGCTCGTAGGTGTAACAATGTATTGTGATTGTCCCATGTGCCCACTCCCGCGGCGTATCAATGAATCCCCCACCGGTGGAAGAGATTCGTGTTCGCAATAAATCAAATTTCCAAATTGAAGATACTTCAGAGATGCTTTATTGTCATAGGTAGACAACTGGAATGACCCCTCTCCAAATTCGTTTAACTTATATCCTCGCGAGAAGGTGGCGTCGAACTCCGTCAAATATTTTCCATCTTTAGAATAAGCCGATAGGCGGGAGGTCATTAATTATTTCTGTCCTCCCAGGATACGACAACTGTTACACTACCGGTTCCGGTGTCATCGAATTGCAATTCGTTGGTTCCTGGTAAAATATTCAACCAGTCTTTTCTGATGGATGAGCAGCTTCTTGTCGCCGGATATGTATTGTCGTCTTCCAGATATAGGTCTTTCGTGTCGCAATCAACCAACAGAGTTTCATCTAAAAGCATACTACCCTTGATGATGATATATTCCCCGGTTGTATTATTGGTGATCGTAGCATTGATATAGTAACAGCCTTCAGCGCTCAAAGCGACCATCTGCGGAATTTCAGTGCTATCTATCACTACTGTCAGCGCTTCGATGCCATAGTTAATTACATTGTTGGATGAAGCCGCAACTGCTCCGGAAAGTGATATTTTTACGTATGAATAACCACTTCCAATAGCAACCGCAGAGTGGGCATCAAGTGTCTTCCTATGACTTTGCGCTGATGGGGTAGATTGCGCCATACCTGCGACAGTTATTTCCGTCTTTCGATATTCTTAGCAACCTCGCGCTGGCCAATGGTAGTATATCGATATTTTGCTGTCCGCAGTGATAGTCTGAATGCAGCGGATATAAAGTCCATTCGACATTTCCATTCTCGGCCTGCCATTTTGTCCCGCTCTGAATTGCACATAAATCATCCCCATAATGTGGCCGGATCAGCGATTCCGTTTTGCGATGCTGTGTAATATGCGCTTTGGTGATCGGTATCGATAGTATTGATGTCTTTACGACAAGATGGATACCAAGGCAGTACGAAACACAGTGTCAGAATGCATTATCTTACATAAGAGCTGTAGTAGAACTATCGAGATTGATAGCGGTTATAGGTATCGTCTGTTCGGCGTTTCAGCAGTAGCATTGCCCAATACACCCAAAAAATGCTCTACAGGATAGCCGGTATCGCCCTTCGTGTGCGCACCGCCGTAGTCCGTCCAGCCCGCGTGTAGCCCAGTAAATTTGGTTTTTTTGAGCGATTCCAGTATAGGACATCATCTCAGTGCCGAACGTATTTGACCGTGGAAAGCAAATTATTTATGCGGATGTGGTTTGTCTGGAATCGTTCAAAACGATCCAATTATGGATAATCATTGAAATCGCCTAATGTCATTTCGATGTCTGGCTGGAAACTCAATACGCACCTGATTTTTGTGTTGCGTTATTATATTTCCAGCCAAGCGGTTCACCTCATCTCCATCGATAAATACACGCAGATCGTCACGTCCGCTGCATAACCGCTCGAATAGAGCACGATATTGTCTGCGTGCATTGCCTGCGGTCGTGCCATTCAGTCCGCGTGAGACCGTAAGCTGGGGGGTAGTCTTTGCAGTCCAAGGAGATTTGCGCTGTTCCCAAATACCCAGAACCGCATCCGGAAATCTCCAGGGGTTTCCCCTTAGTATGTAAGAGCAGTTGTTCGGACGCTGAATATTACACCGTTCAGCGTGAGTGGATTCCAGGGAACAGCCACGAGCAAAAGCTGTAATCCAAACGTGCATTGACAATGTCTAGCGGAATGTTATTGAGAGATGCGGATGTTGAGATACGCAATAAATTTTGACGATAGGAATATCGATTCTCCACCACAGTTATTGGGTTTAATTCAATATCTTGGTCTTGCAGCTACATTTCCCCAAACTGACACGCTTTCTTTAAGATCCCCGAGTCTGGCAATATTCCCACGTGATGCATTTCTATTTACACTCTCACACCGGACAGGAATTGTCAAGGTTACCATAACAGACGATGAGTGAGTCGTACATTTTCCCCGGCGTTGCGTAAACATCCATTGCGATGTGAGGAGTTATCCCTGTCTTTGCAGATAAATTTTCTTAGGGTTTCATCTTCATTGTCAAAGCGCTCAGGCGTATCCATCTGAAAATTTGGATTCTATCCTAACAAGCGATTATTGTTTGCTTACGTCAGCCACTTTTAGGGTCTTTCCAGAGTATGCTGTGTCTGCCATCACGATTGATCGTATTTATGGTCGCATCGCCTGTTCCGTCGTAGCGAGAGGCATAACATCATAAAAAATAATCCGAGTTGATGTACGACTCCGTTGCAAAGAATAGGCTTAAAGTCTCTTGCCGGCGCCACCTGACTCAAGAAATCTTTTAGATGCTTATCATCTTTGCTGACATTTACAGTGAAATCACCATAAAATTTATTTGATGTCGATTTGCGCTTATAGTCGTTGTAAACTCCGGAATCCATTCCAAGCGCCGAAAGCCTGAAATTCCATTGCTTTTAGCGGTAAGTATGCGTTGTAGATAGCCTTTGGAAAGTCCCTTATCGATTCGCGCCCTTTTTCGTAAAATACTTCGAGGGGAGTGTTCCTGCCATAGATTAAGAAATAATCCTTCACTCGCTTGCAAACAACTGCTGACGTTGACCGTAAGCTTGTCAACATCGATTTGATGCCGCTTATAGGCCTGTAATAAGTTTTACCCAAAACAATTGACCAATCAATATTGTTAAATGCAGTGTAATTTCGTCCAAACCCCACTCGGGCCGTAATGATATTTCCCAACTTCAGTCATACGGCGTCATGAAGCGCTGCGCCAGCTGTATGTAAAATGTAGCAGCATTTGAAGAGTGGCTTGTATCCATGCAAAACCACTGCTGTTTTTTCTTGAATTCTCCCCAGTAATGCGTCCATGCCACGATAACAAACCAACTGCAACTACAAAGCCGCGTTTATTAAAACAACTGGGGTAAATAGCGCAGATTAAGCCACATTAGCTGCAGCGGCAGAAGAGAGCACTGTATCAATGTGCCAATAATAATTAGAAAGCCCCGACAGTTGTTATTATGGTCCTGCAGCAATCTGAATACCTCCAAAATAAGGATAAAGCTTTGGACGCCTGAGACAATTTGTGAATTTGTCTATCAATTGCCGCTGCCCAATTACCAACTTCAGAACCGTCGGAAGCAATTTTTGGCCCGTACGACAGAAGATCCTCAATCTTGGCCTCTCAAAATTTTTGCTTGGCCGCTTACCTTCGGATTCTCGCCAAACTGACCATTGGCGTTCTTCGACTGATTCCTCCTTCAAGCGTAAACGTGCTGACGAGCTAGCATTTGTATATTCCCCATTGACCTTTTTGTATCCAAGTGACTCTGCTTCTGCACTCACTGTTGAGTCATCCATTAAAATACCAATTTCTTTCATTGGCCTCCCAAGCCAGTCAAGCCTGACATCATCTTAGCCAGCACATCGGAGGTATCCATGTTATAGAACGCTGACCTGATCGGCTGCAAGCTGCACAAACTTCTGAATCGAAGCCGCAGCATCTTTTCCAAGTCCCATCGAACTCATTAAATTCCCGTAGGTGCTGGCATAGGTGAGAGCTGAAGACTTTGAAATTCCGTATGCTTGCGTCGTAGTGTCCGACCAATCAATTACGCCCTGAGCTGAATCTCCGAATACCTGTTTTGTTTTTGCCACCTGTTCGTCATAATCACTGGCGGCATTTGCCATTTGCTTGTATGCGGCAAGCAAAGGAACAGAAACCGCGGCCGTCATGATCCCGCCAATTTTTGTAAGCGATACTCCGGTCGTGGTAAAGTTTTTCCCAATTTCCGTGGCTGTTTGTTGGGTATTGTTTTTAGCATCGTCCAGCCCTTTTTTGAAGCCGGACGAATCGAGCGACAATCTAACAATCAAATCAGCTAAGTTTGCCATTCTTTTTATTTACGACGTTTGTTATTTGTCTGACGAATCCCATAAGGTCGTCAATCGTTTTCGGATGACTTTCCTCTTCAAAGTTTGGCATAAAGTCAGATGGTTCATAAGCTCTATCGCTTTCAGATCGATTTGCATTAGCTATTGTGGCCGATGTTATTGCGTGCCCAAGCATGTCAACCTCTGTCCCAAATGGCTCCAGCTGATAGAATGCCATCCACTCTGTCAATTCTTTGCTGCTGATTCTGTCCAACAGCTCTGCTACTGTACAACCCAGCGCCCGCGCTAACCGGAAGTAGAATCTTCTGTTTGGGCGCTCATGGAGTTTTTTGACAGCTCCGATAAATCATTTTCGCCGATGCCGCTCAACTTCATAGCAATCTCGAATACTTTATCAAGGACTTTTGCCGATTTTTTAGTCAATTCCTTGATGTCGGCTTCCGTGAAGATGTTATTGCCATTCTCGTCACAGATGGTGTAGGCCGCCATGCGCGCCCGGGCATTGATCATATTAACAGAGATGTCCTTACCATTTGCCTGCATGACAGTGGATTCGTATTTATCGCGCTCCGTGCCGGTCATGCCCTTGATGTAGATGTCTCCGCCCCATGCAGGAACATGCAGCTTCTTTGTTTCGATGTCTTTCGCAGTAAGAATTTGCTCTTTGGTTAGTGTCATAATTCACCTTATGCCGAGTATGTTCCAGATAAATCCATCTCTCCAGTCGGCTGGATGGAAACAGATGCGGAGAGTTTCTTGTCGTGAGGCGCGGACGGCTTGAATTTGGTAATAAACCGTCATAAGTCATTTAGTTCTTCCCGTACCAGGAAAACGAAATTCGAAGTTCTGCAATGCAAGACCAACCATATCTTCAAGGATCGCAACATGAGACGTATCGGCAGGGTCATATAGAAGATCTAGGGAAATTTCCCCAGATTTGATCAGAGTTGGCACAACTTCAGTGAAGTGTGCAGGGCTGTCATGTGTGGTGGCATCGTCAGTGTCCACGCTGATTTCCGGCCCATTGAAACTTTCGACCTGCGCAATCAACTTGTTGTTCATATAAAGTTCAGTTCCAAAAGCTGGATATTTCATTCTTGCTCCTTTTTATTCCTGATGATAAATAAAAAAATCTATCGTAGACCAATACAGGCCAGAATCTGGATCGTCGAAATCCTGTTCATCTTCAGCAAATGCGCCGTGAACAAGAACGGTATCTGTGCCTCCGGGAGTCCTTTGTAGCCATTCAGGGCTTCGCGGATCTGTTTAATCACGGCCTTTACGCTCGAATAACCATCGTCGTAAGCGGAAAACTGAAAACGCGGCATCGCCAAACCGCCAGTTCCTTGATCATGAGTAATTACGCGAGGCGTTGAAATGCGTTGATAGGTAACTGCCGGTAAAATCACGCCCTGAGGAAGTTTTAGCGGATAAATCCTGTCACCAACCAACGCAGATAGTCCGGAGTAATTTTTCAGTCTATAAACGATGCCTTCTTCAATTGTTATCATTTCGCCACCGCCTCAATATTCCTCGCGACACCGCAGACACAGCATGGTTACATTGCTCTTGCTATCCTCGTCGTCGATTGCTGTGCATAAATGGTCGCGCTGGCATTGTTACGCTTTTTACCTTGTGCCATTGTCCATCGTCTGTCATAAAGCACAGGTATTTTGCTACTTTCGCTTTTATAATTCCTCCAAATTCATGGATAGCTGCGTAAATCACGTTCGTCCCGACATCCACACTGGCGGATGTGTCGGATACTTCAGATTCACGCTTTTGAATGCTGTTGATCAAATTTCCAGTTTTTCGTAGTCCCTGATCATTAATATTTAGTTTGATTTCAGCTTCCAGGGCGAAACCACCAGCATCGATTGCTTCTCTCAGGGCTTCTCCTCGAGTTACTTCATCGAGTTCGGCCAGAGCTGCGTCGAATTGGCTTGTATCTAACTCAAAATGCAGCTCATCGCTCATACCAATACCTTTTTCAACAATATTCTTGATCCGGATGGGCCGCGCTGAACCGGAGAAACAATCTCATAATCGATCGAGGTGATAGTTTCTCCGTTTTGCGAAGTAAGCCTGAATCTGTCTATCGGATCAATGGCTTTATCGATTGGTAACCTCAAAATAGCGTCATAATGAATTAAGGTCATGGTTTCTTTATCGGTTTCATCTCCAGATTTCATTTCGATCCCGCATTTCGTGGAGGATGCTTCAGCAGTCCATGTGTCTATAGGCTCGTTCATCGAATTGAAGGACCTCGAATGAACCAGCCTATAGCCAGTATCCTGCATGTGGTCTTCCTGCACCTTTCTCATAAACG